ACCAAATATGGCAGCCATTGCTCTTTCTCGAAGTTTATTTAGAACAATGCTGTGTTGATCTCCAGCATTTGAATAAACCCATATTTGAGGATTGGCTGAAGCCATTTGTGTATATCGCAAGGCAGACCAGACATCTTCATCTTTATATTCTCGGGCTTCGTCTAGGTGTATCGTTTCAGGGGCTGCAATGCCTCTACCAGCCGAGTTATTGGCTCGGACGATATATCGCCTACCTTCAGTAAATTGAAGCTCTTGAAATCCTTTACTTTCCAGTTTCTTAGTAAATTCAGCAGCTAACCTTGGATTCTGTTCAATAATTGCATAAATCTTATAGAAGAGCTCTGCTGAGGTAGTTAATTTATGAGCGGTATGGACTTGCAGTTTTTCTTTTAATACATAAATCCTAAATAGGATTTGAAGCGCCATAAAGGTTGATTTGCCTTGTTGCCGAGCGCAAAGCAAAGTCACTACTGGGTGAGCCCATCGGCCATCGGGTTTCTGTTTTAAGCTGTGATGGGCCAGCCATTGCTGCCAAGGCATCAGCTCAAAGCCGATTTCCTCGCAGAATTTAATCATTTGCTCGCCTAGTGAGGGTAAATCGTTCAGTTTTGTGTGAATTCGCGGTTCTGCCACACCTCGGTAAGTCGATTCGTCCCTGACTCGAGCAATCTCTCCCAGTTGAGCCATTTCAATTTGTTTCATTCCTGATAGTGCCTAGCCGAGCCATTTTCAGGGAAAATCTTCCCAATGGGGGTCGTGGGTCTGCTTCCGCGCTCAAAAAAGGTAGGGGTCATACGATCGCGCTTAGAACTATTGCATTGAGTGCAGCAAGCCACCATATTAGAAGCTTCATCAGTTCCACCTTTGCTGATAGGTATTAGATGATCAACTGTAGTCGCTTCTAGCCCGCAATAGTGGCAAGTATTGTAATCTCTTTGAAGCACTTGAAGTCTTGTCTTTTGGTAGTAGCTGGAGTTATAGCGTCTGCTCAATGCCAGCCCTTCGTCTCTAAGTGTTGCAAGGCATCGCAAGCGCATTTATATCTATGTCTTATGTATTTAATATGTGCATCTATTTGCTGCTTAGGGCTAAGGTCTCTATACCAAGTAGAACGCATCTGACCAAGGCCATAATGAGAGCCGTTACGAGCCTTTGGATTCCATCTACTCTCTTTATGAATTAACCAGTTATAACATTGAAACTCTGGCCAATCTAATTTGTTATAAGCATAAAGCTTTAGATTCATATCTGCTTTTGATGGGCTTGGATTTAATATTAATAGTAAAGCAGCTATAACGCCTATCGCTATCAAGCGAAGGCAATGGCCCCCCTCAACCTCTGTTACAGGGCCAGCTGCGCGCCCGCACTGTGGCGAGAGTGTATCAGCGTTGTCAAGTAGGCTGACATAAGTGCTGTTCAGAGCCATATCAACCATTTATCCCAATAGCATCCCAATTATCTATATGGTCATCTATTGTTCTAAAGATTGGATATATATCATTAATCATTTAGATTACTCTCTAACTGAATACATATTTCTTCACCCAATGCGTATGGAATCATTGACCTAGCTTGCTTGCCTAATCTTTGATTGCCTGTAGTAGTCCCCCTAGGAGACTGCTCGTGACAAGGAGAGCCAGGGCGGCACATTTGTCTAGCTTGCCATTTCGGAACTATCCCCCAAAGGTCAGTAGGTTTCATTCTAAAATCACCATATTGGCAATAAGTAATAGTTCTTCTAGGCAGTTCTTGCATAAACTCTAACTTCCTGAGCATCCCTCTAGGATTCTCAATTAGCCAGCCTAACTTCGGTTTTATCTCATCTATTAAACTAATAGCTTTTTTAACCATTGCTATACCATCATAAACTCTGTCATCTTTAACTGTTAAAACTCCATTTACATAATGCCAATAAATAGGGCAACTAGCTACGCTGAAAGTAGTGCAAGGTGGAGAAGCCCAAATGAAGTCTGGATGACCATATTTAACTATCATTTCAGCAGCTTGTAGCTCTAGCACATTTCTTTCATCTGCCTCAAATTTAGGCTGTAACTCGACCTTGACTACTTTATGGCCTCTATCCTCAAATGCTTTAGTTGCTGATCCTGTACCAGCGAAGAAGTCATAGATAATCAACCTTCTAACTCCCATATCTTCTTAAACTCTAACTGGCCTGATTGAAAGGCGTCTTTAAGCCTTTCCCTGCCATCACTATGGAACTTAGTAAGCAGATAAGGCTCAGCTATTGTGCCTTCTAGCCATTCAACTTTTTCACCATTTGGATCAATAACATCATCGCCATTGATATAGTGAAACTTATCTAGTATCGCATCGCGAGATGATTCCCGGACTGTCTCAACTATCTCGCTAGATATATTGTTTTTTACCCATTTAACGAATTCCCGCTCATTCTTGACTACCCACTTAAATTTAGGCTTACTGGTAGTAACATAGGCAATCACATCATCACCATATTCAGCCTTTACTCTGTCTGCCCCTATTGCATCCATTTCGGCCTGTAGAGCTGCTCTCAGCCTATCCTTAGCCTTCTTAGCCTCATCAGCTATCAAACTCACCGCTGCTAGTTCCAGACTCAGTTCCTTGATTCCCATTTCTTTGCTCCCTTTTCTTTGCTCTGTTTAATCTAACTTCTAGTGAGTGGATATTGATCCCACAATCCTTGGCGATAAACTCCTTATCAAAACCCCATTCCATCAGCTGACGGATATATCTAATAGAGTGGGGCTTTGCCATCTTCGTAGGGCCTTTCTAGCGTCTCGTTACCATTCCAGTATCGCACCATCTGCTTCTCAAATCCAGCAGCCAAGCGACAAACTCGGCAGTTTCCTGCCTTCATCTTATAATTACCGCATTTATCGCATCGGGTTATATCGTCTTCTTTACTGGCTACGCGATCTGCTGGATAGATAATGCGCTGAAGGAAGCATCGCTGACATTCAATCAACCATACTTCCTCAGGCGCTTCGGGAATATCGCTCGTCTCGTATCTATGCAACTCAATATGCGGAGTAACTGCTAAGCAAGTTGAGCACTTAAACGGATGAGCATCAGCTCTCATTTCTGAAAGACCCAATGCCCATCTGAACCAATACGCATCCACTTAGCAGGATGACCAGATTTAGGTGTTGGACATACCCAGCCTCTATATTCTTTGCCTTCTTTAGTGCCAGTCTTTAGCACCATTGGTCCATCGCCACCAGAGCAAAGCGGTATCTCATCAATTATTTCAGCACCTAATTGATTTGCTATCTCGCTTACATCCCAAACAATTGGCTCAGGATCATTAGGGCGTTGCTCTTTTATGAATTCCGCAAGAGCTGGCTTAGTCGTTTCAATTGCCTTCTTTGGGCTCGGTTTAGTCTTAGCGAAGTATCCAGCGAGGTTAAGTGCGCGTCCCAACGATCCAGTTTCCGCAAGCTCGAGTGCATATTGCTTGGATTTAGACTCACTGGATAAACCTGTAGTCCAAGGATGTAAGTCAGCTTCAGTGCGATATAACTCAGTTTTAATGATATAGACATCACAATTAGCCACAAGCGACTCCGCCAAGATATGAGTCTTGATTCTATAATCTGGATAAGCATTTATAAACTCCTTTAATCGGTCTTGAACTGAAACATAATCATCAAGGTAATTCGACATTTAACTTCTCTCTCCCTGCGAAATTACTTATCGCATCGTCTAACTGTTCTTTTAATGAATAAAATGTGCCATCTGGCCAGTTCTGTGCTTCATCGGCGCAAGGCTGGCAATAAAACCTGACCTGTGCTTTGCGAAGCGGTGTCTCGCTTTGGACTTTCCAAACTGCTGGAGTCATAGCTCTTAAATCCCAGCCATTCTTATTTGTTCCCCAGCGATATTTGCAATAGTCGCAGTATTGATTTTGATTATGATTGCGAGTCAGACTCAATGTCGTCCCAATCTTCTGGAGTAGAAAATCTGCATCGACCCAAGATAGCGGCGTATCCAATGAGATCGAGATACGAATCCTCGCGCTCTGGACTTTCCACCATTCTTGAGAGTTTTGTTGCAATAGCAATAAGTGCCAATTCAGATGGGTCTCTGAGCTGAATACCGAGTGCTCTCGCGATTTTGTAAATGCGTAAAAAATTGTGCCTCGGGTCTCCATACTCAATCCCTCGGTCGAATAAGGTAGCACCAGCTTCTTCAAGCCATTCACTTAAGGACTTCTGTGAATCGGACACTTGACCTTCCTCTCTTATAACCTTCATTAAAGGCTTTGGCTTTAGCTGAGTTCCAAAGACTCCAGATATAAAGGCCGATAAATGGAACTCCAATAATTATCCCTATTACTGCTTCATCAGATAAATTAGGCAACATCTGCATTTACCCCATATTTATCAAGCCAGTATGCAGAGATTTCAGCCTTAGATAAACGGCCTCGCAGCTGCTTCTTACCCATTCGCTCTTTAGCGAATCGTCTTATTATTGATCCCTTAACCCAATTTGTCTCATCAGTCCAAGCACCAGCTTGCGAGTCAAATCGAATTAGAGCTACTTTATTTATCATTTATGCTCCCTTCTAAACCCTCGAAATGGATTTAGTAGGTTAAATGTATTTGCTTAAATCTATTTAGACAAGTAATAGCTCGGCGAGTCGAATATCTAAAAATCCGCATAGCCTCTCGCTGTGGGCTTTGTTGCTGAAATCGGTGGTAACTGGAAGGCTCTTCAAAACCCAGTCAGGCTCGATTAGAGCCCCTAAATCAAACTGGTATATACCTTTAGGTGTGGCATTGATATAAAGGGTCTTAGCGCCCGTTCTAGCCCTTATATCGGCCAGATAATCCCACTTCTTCTTCTCAATAAGTAAGCGGTCATAGTGCGTTCTACGGCATTTAAGCTCGACATAGGAATCGCTGGTAATCCCATCTGCTCGGTCGGTCGCTGATAGGGGCGTCAAGTCTGGGTAAAGCGACTTGAGAGCCTCGAATAACTCGACCTCGCGGAAGTAAATTAGTTATCTTCCTCGCCATCTTCCCAACCAATTTTCTTTATTGGGTCATCGGCGGGCACTATCCAATCAGGATAAGAGCTACGATCCATAGCGAAAGCCAGCGAAGTGCCTTCATCCATACCAGCTCTGCGACAAGCTTTATAAACTTCATTGGCAGCAATAGCCCAGAAATCAAGCTTTGTTAATGGGGTTTCTTTAATAGTCCTGCGTCTCTTAGGACGCTTGACTGGCTTCTTATTTACGCGCTTTCGCGTTGCCATTTCTGACCCCTTTCGCTAGGGCCAATTCTAG